AAAGACAATTAATAAATATGTTACCTTATATTTTCATTCTATCAATTTAGGCAATCATTATAAGTTTAAATACTGCGGTCACCCCGTTGAAAAATCTAGGATTATCAAGACAAGTAATTTTAATCTAGAGTATTTGAAACAAACAGAAGAGTTTTATATAAACTTGATATGTATATCGTTTCATTACTCAAACAGGTTTAATTCAGGAGATGCATTTTTAGATGATATTATAAATCGTTCTTTAAAATATGATGTTTTTTGGATTAATAATCATACTAAAGAAGATATCGTAAATTCCTTTATAAACGAATACATTTATATTAAATATGGAACAAATATCAATGAAAAAGATATGTTATTTTTGTGGAAATTGTATATAAAACAAAACCGTATCTTTAATATTTTTCAAAAAAATGAGATACGCGAACAAATAGCCAATACACTAACCTATAATTATCCTTATTATATGAATGTCAATAGTCTTTTTTTACCTTACGTAGAACAATTTAAAACATTCTGGAGCAAATATATTTTTGAAGATAAATCCGAATTTGAAATAGGAGAGTTTCTTAAACTTTTTATGGAAAATACAAAATGCAAGTATGAAATAAACGAAGAAATTATCAAGGACCTAATAAAGTATTATTACCCTTCAACAAGTATAGACGAAAAAAATATTTATAGAATAGGATGCGTTTTATGGAATAAAAAAAAACAGATTGAAGATTTTCTAGAAAAGAATACGTCTCTTGATATGAATGAATTATACAATTTATACATTGAGTATTATAAAAACACGCATACAGTAAGCAAGCAATATTTTATTGAGTATGTCTCGTCCAAATTTTATTAGTTTAGCCCAGGGATGAGACAAACCGCCTTTACCTTAGAGTCTTTGGAATCTTTTTTTGGTGCCTTCTTTTTTACAACGTGTGTATTTGTTTCATAGGCTCTATAATTATCATATTCGTGTATCTTAAAATTCTTACTGGAATAATAAGCCATTCTCTTTTTATACTGTGTTTCAAATAAAGGATGCTCATCTATCAAATCAATGACAAGTGGAGTAGAATGTTTACTTCTTAATATCCTTCCAACGCTTTGACAGATATCTGATTTTGGCGTTGCTAAAACCAAGGTTGTAAGACTCTTTATATCAAGTCCTTCAGACGCCATTGCATAAGTTGCCAAGATTATTCTTTTAGACTCTGACTCTTTTAAATGATGTTCTTTCATCCCGCCAAGATAATAACCTATACTTTTTTCAAATGCGGAAATATGCTTGAATAAATCTTGAACGATTGATTTTGTGTGCGCTAAAATCATTATTTGTTGATTTTCATTTTCAATAAGTTCTTTTTTAACAACGTTTGAAATAGCAAGATTTCTTTCAGAATAATCTAACTTTGATATCATACAAGAATAGAGAGGTTGACCCTTATGGTCCGTTTTTACATTTTCAAAGGTGTCCTCATTCTGAATACGAATCGCTTTTACAAAGACTTCGGTTGTTAAATCTGTTTTTTCTTTGTGAACAATAGGACCGATAAAATACTTAAACACCTTTGATAATCCGTCTTTACGTGTCATAGTACCGCTTAAGCCAAGATTATAATTTGCAACAATATTTATCATTACATTAGAAAATACCTCGGCACTCAAATGATGACACTCGTCAAAGACACACAGACCAAACTGTTCCCATAATTCCTGAGGGTAATCTTTATTAGATAAGGATTGTATCATTCCTAATACAATATCCTTTCCTTCTACATCTATTGTATCGCCTTGAATTCTACCAACCTTTGCATCAGGTAAAAACGCCTCTATTCTTTCTATCCATTGATTCATCAAAAAAGATTTATGCACAACAACCAGTGTCTTTTTATTTAGTTTACTAATAATATTAAGCGCCATAACAGTTTTACCTTTACCGGGTTCAACATCTAAAAGACCACCTCCGCTTTCTCCGACAGAATTAATATATTTAAGAACAATTTCCTTTTGAAAATCAAAAAGTTCTCCTTTAAAAGTTAAATGAATTGTCTCGCCCTTTGACAATTTATTTTCACTGGTTCCAAAATTTTCTATTCCATAGTAACGCGGTATATAAATCTTCCTTTCAGATTCTCTGAAAATAGGATAGGCGATTTCTTGACCGTGGTTTGAAAATGGTTTTACTGTTAATTCATCACGAATTTTTTTAATTTGTGATGAATTAATATCATCCTTAAAAAGTGTATACCCTTTTTTACCTATATACGACATAATAATATTAAGCCAGTATCTTTATATTTTCTATTTATATAATAATGAAACCTAAAACTAAAAAAAGTTCTTTGGTAACAATAGATAATTTGCTTGGGCTTATATTAGCAATACTTATTATTTTTCAAATTAGACCTAAACCAGAAGACTCTAATGTATTAAATAGTCCGGTAGGGATTATCATTTCTTTAGTTTTAGTAGTTATATTGTTTATTACATTGAATCCTGTTGTAGGATTACTTGCACTTATTTATTTATATGAAATTATAAGACATTCACCAAATTATGTTAAAAATACAAAGGATGAAAATATACAGAAAATGAATTCACCAAAGGAAGTACAATTGGAAGAACTTCTTATCAGAGATTCCGAGTATACTAGAATAAAAAATCAAAATATGGATAGAGATACAGAGGTAAAACCTGTTGTATCTAAAACCTGCTCTATGGTTGTTTAAGCTTCTGGTTTCTTTTTACCCATAGACGATAAACTCGCAAATGCTCCAAGCATACGAGAAAACATAGGTTTACCCTCAGATGCAATCCCAGATGCATCAGCCTTTGAAGTTAGATTCAGAAAATTCTTTAAAAAGGATGATATACTATAAATAAAAATTATAAGTAAGGTTAGAAAAACAATAAGTATTAGATAAGGAAAGGCTACTTCAAGATAGGTTATTAATCCAGTTGCCTCTTTTATTGTCGTTTGTAAATAATTCTTTCCTTCATTTTTTAACAAATCAACTGGCTGACAATCAATATAAATATTGTCTTCAAAAGATTTTGTAATTACATCTTGATTTACAGGTATTGAAGTAGACATATAAACTGGATAGGAAAGAGTTGCAGTATTTTTTTCTTTAATATCAAGTTCATATTTTGTTGTTTTTTCATTCAAAGAAGATGATAATATTTTTTCAAATATTGAAGTATAACTTAAATTTGAAGTGTCAAATGTTATAATATTATAGATTGTTCGTTTTGAATCCGTATAAGTGTAATAATAATAATTACTTTCTGGTATAATTTTATTAAAATCAATACTTAATTCAGTTGAAACCTCTTTTAGATTATCTCCATTTGTTAATGCAGTTTCAATTGATTGAAATACATTTGCCGAACCCATTGAACTCAATGTTGATATTTTATTAAGAGGTATGAATATCAGTATTTTTTCTCCATTCACATTATTTGAAGATACTCCTTCTATTACAAAAGAATAATATTCACCCTTATCCTTTTTTATATTAGGAAAAACTTTTGTAATATAAGCACAATACAAATTAAATCCTGACGTTTTTCCATTTATACCAATAGTCATAACCGTTTTTGACGTTCTTCCTCCCAAACTTAGTATAATAGCAGGAGCCTTTGGGGTTTGACTGATTGATAACCCTTCATTTAAAACATTTGTGGTATCTATTGTAGTAATAGACGTTGTGATGTCAAATGAATAATTTAATGAAAGTGAATCTATTTTTTGTTCATTTGTATGTTTAAAATCAAAAGGACAAACAGACATAATTATAAATATATAATAAAATAAATATACAAATTAACAGAATGAGCGAGTTCAAAGACCAAGGAGCAGAAATTGCAGCCGTTTCCGTTGTTGCATCACAATCAAAACAAGAACCAGTTACAGAACCAGGAACAGTTTTACAAGGAGCAGAAATTGCGGCTGTTTCTGTTGTTGCATCATTAGATTCACAAGAAAATAAAACAAAAGAGTCTAATGAAACAAATGAGTCAAATGAAACAAATGAATCAAATGTGAAAAAAGTAGAAGATAAGCCAATAAAGAGACATTTTTTAGATAATTTACATTTATTTTTTGGAGAGAATCATTTGAATACGATAAAAGATATTATTAATCCTTCTCATCAATTAAATGAAGTCCGAATTATAAATACTTTGACAGATATCAATAAAGAAAAATATGAAAATAATCGTTTAATGAAATTATTGAAATCAATGTTCTTTAACGTGTCAAACGAAACTATTTCAAAATCTTTTATAGGAGGAGGTATTACTATAGAACAATTAAAATATAAAATTAAAAAGGGGATATCTATGATAGTACCGAAATATTAACCTTTAACTCTTTGCTCCATCTGCAAGTGTATTTAATTTATTAATTAATTTATTTAATTCATTCATATCAAATCCGCTTATCTTATTGATAACCTCTTCCATTTCAGGGTTACCTTTTTTAACCTTTTCAATCATATTATTAAAACGTTTACCATCTTTTTCAACATCTTTAATTGATTCGCCTATCTCATTTTCCAGAGGTTCTATATTTTTTGAACTTGATGTTGAATTTGAAACCTTCATTTTTGAGTAACACGTATCCTTGTATTCATCTAAATCAATTATATTATCTTTTAACCATTTTTGGCTTTTATTATCAAGAGATTCAGCCTCATTTTTATATTTTCTATAAAATTCATTATCTGTATCACTTCCATCAAGAGTATCTTGCATAAAAGGCTTTATAATGTCTTTAAAATCTTTTAACTGTATAGGTATTCCAGATATATCACTTGAGTACAAATTTTTATAAACTGTATTAGTAAAGTCGGAACACTCATTATTTGATGGGTCCGTATATCCTTCACGGGAATCTCGTGCAAGTACCAAAATGTTTATAATAAAAATACTTAAACCTAATATTATAATCATATTTTTTGTGAATAAATAAATAAGTATTGCAATTAATCCAAATATTAAAATACTGTAATTATCTTTTAAATAAATTAGGTATGCTATATTAATGAGCGTTAATATAAATAAAAGATAGAGAATATATTTATTATTCAATAAAGAATTGGATTTTTTCATTATATATTATTTTAATATAATAAAATTGAATTCAAAAAAAGTATTTGAATTTACACCAAAAAAATGGAACTGGCTATTAGCGAACCCTACTTTTACGGACTTCACGGAGGTGACAAAAGCTTATCACACTTTATGGTTGTGTATGGTTATACTCTTCAAGAGTTTTATGATAATGAATGGCAAGATGAATTAAAGTGTGTTGTAAAGCATACAAAACGGCGGGTTGCAAGTTTGTATTTGGACCACGACCTTCTACGTAATTATAAAGAACACATTCGTTCAAATAGGATTATCAAATTAAACTTGGTACAAATTGTTATGGAAAATGGAAGATATTTATGTATTCTTCATACCTATAAACTTAATATCTTTAAACGAAAATGGCGTAATTTGCACAGGCAGGCCTAATTTGATAAGGTCTAATTATAAATACGTGTTTAAAATCTTAAGGTCATCTTGTAATTGTTTTTTAATTTCTTCGTCAGAATTGTTTTCTATATGGTACTGTAAATAATCAACCAATGTTTGCAAATTTTTGTCTCCGTATTTATTATAATAATTCTTCATTTTTTCAATACATTTTTTCTTTTCCTCTTCTAATAAATAAGATATTTCTGCAGGGTCCATTAATTATCATCAACAAAAAAATATATAAATTTTACAGTATATAAATATATAGTTATAAGTTAATAAGATGTCCAACCTTGTTGAAGAACCGCTTTTGAAAGAAGACTCAAGTAGGTTTGTTATGTTTCCCGTTAGCGACCAAAACATATGGAAAATGTACAAAAAACAAGTGGAATGTTTCTGGCGCCCTGAAGAGATTGATACAGCAAAAGATAACTGGAATTCTCTTACATCCGACGAGCAATATTTTATTAAAATGATTCTAGCTTTTTTTGCAGCAAGTGACGGAATTGTTTTAGAAAATTTAGGGGCCCGATTTATGACAGAAATTCAATTGCCTGAAGCCCGAGCCTTTTACGGATTCCAGATTGCAATGGAAAATATTCATTCCGAGACATATAGTTTGTTAATTGATACATATATTAAAGATGAAAAAGAAAAAGATATGCTCTTTAATGCTCTGACTAGATTTCCGTGTATCACAAAAAAAGGAGACTGGGCTTTAAAATGGATGAACCCTGAAAATAGTTTTGCAAAACGATTGGTTGCTTTTGCTTGTGTAGAAGGTATATTCTTTTCAGGTGCATTTTGTTCTATTTATTGGTTAAAGAAACGCGGACTAATGCCTGGTCTAACCTTTTCAAATGAACTCATTTCTAGAGATGAGGCGTTGCACACCGAGTTTGCTGTATATTTATATAATAAATTGATAAATAAATTAACAAAGGAAGAAATAAAGACGATTATTACAGATGCTGTTTCTATAGAGAAAGAGTTTATTAATGATGCACTACCGTGCCGATTAATTGGAATGAATTCAGGGTTAATGAATCAATATATAGAGTTTGTTGCAGACAGACTCTTAATTCAACTTGGAACAGAACCTGTTTATAAGGTTATTAACCCTTTTGATTTTATGGAAATGATTAGTTTAGAACAAAAAACAAATTTCTTTGAATCGCGAGTCTCAGAATATGCTCTTTCAGAAAAATCTGGAAAGGATTGCGCTTTTGATGAGGTAATAAATTTCTAAATATTATGTAATGGATTGTGAAAATATGGAATTTAACTTTTTAAGATGTATGAAAAAAATAAATCGTGTAGACAATAAATGCAAGAACGAGTTTGACGAGTGGTTTAATTGTTATAAAATAGACCTTACCACTTTGTCTGCACTTAATAATGCCCCTTCTACCCAGCCTTGTTTCAAAGAAAAGGCTTCCCCGCAAATATGTATTCCATCTATACTAGACAAGGTATTTATTACTTTATGAGAGTTATATTTACTTTTCCAAGAGTGATAACCTACTACCCAAAAAAATGGTTTAAAATAGTTAGGCGGTGGAATACTTATATCTGGAAATAGATTATTCAATTCATCTGAAATAATCTTTTTTAATTCATTTATCTTCTTTAGTTTACCATTTCTAAAAAAAGGAGTAATATACTCGCCATCTGCATAAGCAATCATAATAAGACCATCACGAATAGGTATTATATGTTTTGAGACATCATCGGTTACCATACTATTTAAATCTTTAAACCAATAGGGTTCTGGATATTGAGCATATATTCTTAAAAGGGGCGAGGATTTCACAGATTCAAATAAAGGGAATAGCGGTTTTAAGATTGGAAATTTTAAATACTTGGGTGGAATCGCAAATATAATCTTCTTTGCAAAAACATCATCCACTTGAAACGTATCTTCCAGACGTTTTATACTAGTTACTCTATGATTTAATAACTTAGTAATTTTCATTTCGGATAACATTCTTTTACAAAGTTCTCCAAACCCCTCTTTTAATACGAAATATTGTCCCTCCTTTTTTTTGTACATATTAATTGCATCATAGGCATTGAAAGGCTTCATATCATCTATGTATCCGTGAATATTTATAATATGGTCTGCCCTTTGCTTTCCTACTATGTTAACGCAATGTTGATAAAAGGTTATGTCTCTCATTTTTTCAGAATTATGTGAAGTAACCTTTTTTAAAAGATGTTGATAGTATTCCTGTGCGTGAGGTATAAGACCATCCTTTTTATCAATGTAATCAATGTTTTTTGAAAGAGGTATAAAAGTCATATTAAAATGGTATAATAATTTGCATAACATTTTATCGTCTTCATTAAATCTTCCGCCACCTATTTCAAAATGAGGCGAGTCATTTGTTTTTAATCTTCCTCCAAAATAATCATTTTCTTCAAAGAGTATAACTTTTAAATGAGACAATTTTAGCGCGCAATAAAGACCCGCAATACCGCCGCCTATGATCGCGATATCATAATGACCCATTAAATAATATACTATATTTTAATGGTAAAAAAAATTTCATCTCAGCCGTCCATATTTAGAGGAGTATTTGAAGGAGTTGCAGGCGCATTTGCAGTAATTATATTAATTGGTCTTATTTGCGTAATATTATTTGGTACAGGATGGTACCTTATCGTAAAGTACAATAAAAAGGGAACGAAATATTTTGAAGATATACAGCCTATGCAATATGTAGGAATTGTATTGTGTGTTTTAGCGTGCTTACCTTTTATACAATACTTTTTCCTTGGTTTTTTAGCAGAGGCTGGTGGTTCTGTATTTGATAGTTTATTTGAATAAGGATTTAATTAATTAAATAAAATATATAAAACTTAAAGTTTAAAAAAATAGAATGAGCGAAAATGCGGAACAGCACATATTACTTATTAAGACAGTTCAAATTGCACCCTTTAGAACATTAATGACTGCTCTAAAGGATATTCTGATTGAGACAAACATTACCTTTCAGAAAGATGGAATGCGTATTATTAATATGGATAAGTCGCATACTATTTTAGTTCATTTACATCTTCTTAGTGACAATTTTGAATACTATGAATGTAACAAGGAAAAAATCATTGTAGGCGTAAATATGTTTCATCTTTTTAAACTAATTAGTACAATTGATACGGATGATACGCTTTCTATTTACATTGAAAAAGATGATTACAATGATGGTATTGTAGAACATTTAGTTTTAAAGTTTGAAAATAAGCAAAAAGAACAGTGTAAAATTCAAAAACTAAAGTTAATTGAACCTGAACAAGAGGAACTTGATATTCCCGATGTAAAGTTTTCATCTATTATTAATTTGCCGTCCAATGATTTTCAAAAGATTATTCGTGATTTAAATTCTATTTCCGATAAACTTGAAATAAAATCCATTAAAAATCAACTCATCTTTAAATGTTATGGCGCCTATGCGAGTGCAGAAATTATTAGAAGCGAATCCGATGGTATGGGATTTATTCAAAAGAATAATAAAGTAATTCAAGGCGAATTTTCTTTGAAAAATTTGAATTATTTTATTAAATGTACCAATCTGTGTAATCAAATCCAAATTTATATGGAAAATGACCTTCCTCTCATCATTAAATATAACGTGGCTTCTCTCGGCGAAATAAAATTGGGTCTTGCTCCTTTACCTTCAGCCCACTGATTTAGAACGTTTACTAGTGTTGCCTCTGGAAACACTTCTTAATCCCAATCTAGAATTATCTTGCATTTTAGGTTTGACCCGTCTTAAACTGTAAGCACTTTTGAATTTGGTTGGAACAATAGAAGGTAACAATAAGAGAGGTACTCTTCTATCTCTACATTTTTCTTGAATATCTGCAATAATGATGTCAACCTTTCCATTTTTAAAATATTTACCCAGTAGTTCGTCTGAAAAGGTAACTCTTTGTCCTTTAAAAATTAACTTTGGCTTCTGGTTTATATTATCCTGCCTTTGAATAACATATTCCAGAAAGGATGAAGTAAGTTGATTAAAAATAACATCTGTCTTGGCTACGCGGTCGCCCAAAGAAAATACGTGGAATCCCTCCGTTTTCAAAAGAAATAAAAACATATAGCATAAAAAGGCTCCGATTGTGTCAAGTTCATATTTATCCGTATACAATTTAATAAAGTGTTTGAATATATGGTTTAAGTATTTTAACCGCTGAATATGATTAAACCATTTATGTTGTTTTACAGTACCATAAAGAGATATTCTATCATTTGCAGAACCAACATTATCTATAATTAAAGATTTCAAATCCTGAACGAAGACACCATCCAATTTAGGATTACTTTCTCTATAATACTTTAAATATTCTGAATCTTCACCAATTGGATTTTTTTGAATTGACCATACCATTTCAAAAAGATGGTCGGGTTTATCCATATTAGAAAATTTACATACAACCTGTATTTTTAGAGAAAAAGAATTACATACCTTTGCAACGTAAACATTTCCTACTTTTACAAAATCAATCACATCTCCTTCGTCATCATCCTCCTTTATATCAAAATCAACCGTATTATCAATCTGCATTTGAGAGACTTTAGATAAAACCATACTGAAAAGATAACTTGAATATTTATCAATGATGTCGTTTAATTTAGTATGAGTTGCATCTTCATACCAAAAATTATAGACTTCATTACCTTGATCCTTTTTAGATAATTTTACAACAGGTGTATTTATTCTCACATCTACGTCACCTGTAGGATCTAAGAATCTTTGTAATCCTCCATATTCTTTATTAAGTAATTCATAAACATAACCTCCAAATACAAAATAGGGTACGGGTGGAAGACTTGCTGTGCATTGTAATTTTACAAAATCAAAGTCATTTTTTTCTGTTTCTTCGTTATAAGTTCCTCTTAAAAAAATATTCTCACCTTCATATGTCCAATTCCAATCTATTTCTTTTAACAAATCTATAAATATATCTGCATATTTACTACCATTTCTTGTAAATATTTTTCGGTCATTATCCTTAGTATATTTATAACTCATATATATATACTAATTATATTATTCGGTGTCGTGTTTCTTAAATAGACAACCCTTTTTATCTAAATAATCAATATCAATAAAAACATTATGGTTTAGATTTTCACAATTTCGCATCCATATTTTAATAATACAAAAGGACTTCTTAGGTGAAAGGCTTATACCAGTGATGTTATCATATACTTTTTTATTTGTAGTAATTGTACCTCCTACTAATGCATAAAATAATCTTTTCCATACATATTCAACATTTTTATTATGAATTTTAAAAGAAAATCCACCTCCATTTTTATTATTTTCGTCTTCCCACATAGGTTTGATATTATCTTTCATAATAAAGATTATTGTTTTTTTGATAAGTTCAAAATTAAGTTCTTGAATAATACTTACTGCATCACCAACACTTTTTATTTCTAGAATGTTATGATAACTTTCGTAGGACCAGTCATCGGTGTTCTGTAAATGAATATAAAGGCTCCATTTATTCGCCAAGTTATATTCATTTACAGAATCTAAGTCCATAATATATATTATATTATTTTTTTATATTCTCTTTATCTCTATGTATTTTTAACCTCGTATCTTTTCATCTTTTCTTCTGGATTTGTTCCGAATACAAAAAAAATAACCAACGTCATATAAGAATAAATAATCAACGGCATAAATACAATTAGCCACGAAATAATATACATATTTGTAAGACATAATGCTTGCAATAAACAAACTACTAAAATGGCTAATATAGCCTTTAACAATGCTCTTGAATATTTATAATCATATAATTCCATAATAATATGTATCAATGTCAATACAATAAACACAATAGCAGGAGGGCATAATTTTTCAATAATCATATATAAAAGTTTATATTTAAAGTTAATATTTAAATATATAATTATTTTTATTTTATAATGGATACAACAAATGAAGAGCCATCTATGGAAGAAATAAATATTATTATAAGACAAACCTCTTATTCTAGAGAAAAGTCTATAGAGTCACTTAAACTTCACGGAACAGTTGAGGAAGTAATAAAGGACTATCTCGGAGTTAAAAAAAAGATTGAAGAACCTATCTCTACGAATCAAGGTATATTTAAAAGTATACGTAATTTTTTATAGAAAGGTCATTAATTTTTTATTTATTTTCTTAGATGCATTTGGCGAATTTTGTAAGATAAGGGTTTTGATTGTATTGTCAATTGGACTATAACTACAATCAAAATGCCTTATATCAAGCATAACATTCATATCATAGGTTAGATTTTTTATGGTATTTAATCCATCTACAATAGTCTTATTTTTATATTTTTGATACATATTATCCGAATAATTTTTTTGTATACCATCCATTAAATGTAAAATATGTGAATCGCCAAATCTATAAAAGTTGTCTCGGTTTATTTTTATATGAGAGGCCAATGCTCTTTCATAGAGGACCGTATCCTCCCAGCCCCAATACCACAAGGAGGGGAAGCCGTTTATCCTTTCAAAGTCTGAACCTCTTATCGCCGTTATTCCGCCGAGACAAAAATCAAAACCATAAAAGTGTTTAATCTCATTTGGTTCTAGGTCATAATTTAATAAATTTTTCTTGTAAGGTAGAGTGTCAATATCATTGAAAATGAAGATAATATTTTTATAGTCATCAGGATATTTATCCTTTGCATATAAAAACCCACAATTTTTCATTCCACCACGATTAAAGGGTAAATTATTTCTTTGATGTGCAAAAATAATGTCATAACTATCAGGGTCGTAATCCTCCAATAGATATTTTATATAATTTTCAAAGAAATGTTTTTGTTTTTCTCTATCTCTATAGGGAATAATAAAAATATACTTCATTATGAAGATTCATTATATTTTTTTATAATAACAGACGGAAGTAAAATGGTCTCGTGCACCTCAAGTTTTTTATAACATTTATTTATTGTTACCTCGCTTATCTTACTAATTAAAGTAATTGCTTTTTTTGAAATATTTAGGTTACATTTCTGACATACAAAATAAACAATTCCTGCTGAAATAGAATGCGGTGTATTTTCAGGGATTAACTTTTGAGATTCAACGATATTGGCGATAAACAGACACAACTTTGTAAGTTCTTGATTAATAGATAGTTTACTACAATATCTATTGATAAAAGAGGAAGGCGTTGTGTTGTGTAGTACGGTTTTGTTTTCTTCTTCGCATTCAATATCATTTAAAATACTTAATGCATTTTTACACCCGCGCGTAGCACTCGTATTGTCTAGTTTGAAGATGGAAGCAATCTCTTTAGATGTTCGCGGATGTTGATTGATACTGCACGAAATATAGATAGAAGAAGCGAGAATTCCGTCACGATTAATACCACGATAGGTTTTTACTTCGGAAATTTTATTATAATATCGGATTGCATCATCAATGATAATCTTCGGGATTCCTGCATTGCTCGCGAGTACACTAATTACTTGAAAATCATCGTACTTTGACTTTTCTTTGTAAGGCATAGATTGCCATTCCGTATAACGTCTTATCTTTCGCATCTCATAACTAGAACTAAAATTACAAACGATTTTGCATCCAAAAGATGATTCTTTTAAAAGAGGATTAATGGGCATTCCACAGCGCGTAGGGTCCGTGTTATTTGTATCTTCCGCTCCGTAAAATCTCCATTCTGCGCCAAAATCCAAAATATCTTTATATATTTTACCACAACTCTTATTAGAACAACAATTAAATCCTTCGTCAGAGATAAAAAGCATTTCACCACACGAACTACAGCCATTTTCGGAATTATAAATACAATCTATCTCATCTCTTTCTTCCTCTTTATCGTATAATTTCCATATGTCCGTTACCTTTTTTACGTGGGTAGAATGATTTTTTTGTGTCTTCATTTTATTTACTTTAATTAAATAAGATATGAATCAATTTTTATTTTGTTTATTTATACTAAATGGGAAACAGTATATCTAATCAAACTGAACCAAAAAATATAAAATCGTTATCTCAGACAATTGATGATATTGCTATTCATTACATACTCAAACAAAATGTAATTGACCTTCTAAGGTTAACGGATAAAGAATATTACGATAATCTTATTATTTTAATCGGTAAAGTATTTGATACCAGATTAACCAATCTTGAAATAGGAGTATTAAGCGGAAGAATAAATGAGACAATACAAGATGCGATTTTTAGTTTATTGCCTGCTACGGACAATATTAAGAATAAAATGATAAGTAATATATCAAAATTTTATATAAAAATAATGATGATATATAGTGCGATTGTTGCCACCATTGACCCTCAATATTCGTATGAAGATGAACAAGGACAAACCCAGTTTTTTTATTTGAAAGACCTCTCCTCCTTAAAGAAACTTCCTAAGGAGACGAATCCTGTCTTACATCAATTGACAAACCCAATGAATCTTTGCAGAAAACGAATTACAATTCTTAAAAATAAACTTGAGACAAATGAAGACGATTTTATTATATTAAACCCAGGCGATAAGTTATGTTCTATAGATAGTGCAACAAAATTAACTGATGAAGTTGGTATTAAAGAATTAGACCTACTTTATTATGATATTTTTGACTACTCTAACAAATCTTGGAAAAAAAGAAGCAAAGAAATGGAGGAAAAATATAAAAAGGACCTTGTTCTTTTTTATCAGATATTTACTGGTAATGAAAATATGCCGAACGAAATAAAATCCTTTAAGGATATTGAATTACTTGATTTTAAAAATCTTGACTATTGCAATGACCCGTTGTTTAAAGAAGATTTTACTGTCTCAAAAAATGATAAGTTAATAATGGATTATATCAACCAAATTAATATTATTGAAGAAGAAGTAAAGGGATATCGTACTAAATTAACAGAGATTCTAAAAGAGATTTTTTTGATAAAAATGGTAGAAGATGAACAGACCTATGGTATCAATCCTACTCTAACTATGCCTCAAATTTTAAAGTTAGAAGAAAATACCCGTGACACTATCATAAATTTATACACTCATTGTGAACGTAATTTTATAAAGGCTCTTCTTATTTTTGAAGAAATTTATGATATAAAATCAAAGGATTCTCAACAAAATAGATATAATAATATAGAACAGGGAATCGTAGGCACTGGACTAAATACCAATTCATTTTCTAATTTTGATACACCTGTTCCGCCAACTTATAACAAAGAACCCTTGTTTAAGAATACAATGAATATTACATCTTTACCCGAAAATTCTCCAAATTTATTCGCATCAAACAATAACTCTAGAAATCCTTTGCCGAATTCTATGCCACAATCTATGCCTGACTCTTTGCCCGAGACTATGCCGCAATCTATGCCTGACTCTTTGCCCGAGACTATGCCGCAATCTACAAACGCTACAAATTCTATTCCGCAATCTACAAACACTACAAATTCTATGCCGCAATCTACAAACGCTAATATATCAAATACTACAAACGCTACAAATTCTATGCCGCAATCTACAGACACTACAAATTCTATGCCGCAATCTACAAACGCTACAAATTCTATGCCGCAATCTACAAACACTACAAATTCTATGCCGCAATCTACAAACGCTACAATACCAAATACTACAAACGCTAATATATCAAATACTACAAATTCTAGTGTACCAAATGTTACAAAACCTTTACCAAACACTATAAATTCTTTACCTGAGGTCCCAAAACAAGAGACTACTTTGACACCTACAACGCCTAATTTTTGGCAAAAACTTACAAACTTCACTTTATCTCCTTCGCCTAATCCCGATGTAAAACCAGTTGTTACGGATGAAACTAAAACAGATGAAACTGTTAAAACCGTTAAACCTGATGTTACAGATGAAACTAAAACGGATGAAGATAAACCTGATGTTACGGATGAACCCGTTAAAACAGATGAACCCGTTAAACCAGTGATGCCATCTTTTTTTCAATCCGCTGAACCGACTGAAACGGTAAACCCTGTTCCAAACCCTGAACCAAACCCTGTTCAACCTATTGCAAAATAATTAAATCTTCATACTCTTTATAATTTCTTCGTCGTATACAAACATACCCGACGGTTTATAATTTGATACAGGTTTTGTTTCTGTTTTCTCAAACCGAACAACAGTTTTATCAGGTTTAGTTTCTCCAAGTGAATTAACCTCTGTATTTGTTTTTTTCTTAAATTCATCTCTTACGTATTCCGGGACCCAGTGACTCCAGCATATAAATATTAGATTTGGATGTATATATCTAGTTACAAATCCATCGTTATTTAATCGGTCTATAATAAAGGTTAAACATTCAGAGAAATCATAGTTTGGATATCCTAATAAAACTTCAGGCATAATAAAAGAACAAAACTGCGAGTTGTCTCGTTGTTTTGAAGTCATTTTTATTTTATGATGTATCCTAGATAATAGTTTTGAATAAATTGACAATCTATTTAAATCACTCTTTTTCTTTGTTTCAAATAATTCATCTATATTTAGGCGAGGTTCTTCCATTAATAGTTAAAAAGAAATTATTGACTTGACATTATTGCATTTATAAACTTATCCATCGTTTCATTTGAAAAATCCGAGTCATATTCGTATTTAGTATTATTTACTTTTAAAATAATGGTGGGGTAAGATTCTATATTATAGATAGATGCCTCTGTAGAATCTAGGTCACAATCAACCTGACGAAAACTGATTTTATGTTCTAATGAATATTTTTCTCTATAAAGATTCCATTTCTCAATTGTCTTTTTACAATGCGGACACCAATTTGTAAAAAATAAAATTAACTCTCCAGATATATTATCTTGTACAAATTCATTATTAGGTATAAATAATTTTTTATCCTTTTTAATAAATTTGTTATATAAATAATATATCATAGAACCTAAAATAATAAGGAATATAATAACATAAAGCAACATTATATAAATAAAACAAAATAAACCGTTAATTTTACTTAATTTAAAATGTTGATTAAAAAACACAATACAAATTCATATGTTTTTATTGATATAAATAAATTTACCTATAAAAAGAATTACTATGAAGAAGTGATACGTATTAAGTTCAATATAGTATTTGAATATGAATCGCCCATTTTAAAGATTGAAAATTTAATGAAATAATTTATAAATTAAATAGGTAAACAATAAAAATAAACTTGCTAAAAATGCACCCATTGTTATATTCAATGGTTGTATAATTACAATGCTAATATAATAACCCAAAAATAAAATACTTATAATGCGTATTATTTTACTATTGTAAAGAGTATTCGCTAAAATAATAAGGAGGTCTAAAATAAATAAACTATTTTGTAATACGGTAAGCATACTTATAAATATAAATTATTTTATTATATATATGAAAACAAGAAAACTGAAAACCTATACGCCTAATGATTATCAATCAGGAGAAGGAATGTTGACTACCGTTTGGGGGCCTGCTATGTGGCATTTTTTACATACGATGAGTTTTAATTATCCCATTAATCCTAGTGTGCTTCAAAAGAAGCAATATCGTAATTTTATACTTTCTTTGGAGCACATACTGCCTTGTAAATATTGCAGAATAAATTTTAAAGAGAATCTGAAAAAGGTTCCACTAACTTATGGTGTGATGAAAAGCCGAGACACGTTTTCACGATTTGTCTATGAATTACACGAACACATTAATACTTTATTAGGTAAAAAATCTGGATTGACCTTTGAAGATGTAAGAGAAAGATATGAACATTTTAGGGCTAGGTGTACGCAAACGATTACTAAGGTAGAAAAGGGATGTACGGAATCCTTGTATGGGAAAAAGTCAAAATGTGTCATAAAAATTGTTCCTCAAGAACATAAATGTGAAACATTTCAAATGAATAAAAGTTGTAAAAAGATAAGAGTTAGGACTCGTTAAAACTTGTTGACTCGTTAAAACTTGTTGACTCGTTAAAACTTGTTGACTCGTTAAAACTTGTTGACTCGTTAAAACTTGTTGACTCGTTAAAACTTGCTAAAGTCTGATATTAATGGTACCGGTAAATTAGACGCAGCATTTTTATAATTTACTATCTTTTTACATTCAACCACGGGTTCAGGACATCTTTTACACGCGGGGCAAGGAGGACAAGTATCTAACGATGAAGGTTGCGATTTTTTATCGTTTGATGACGCAGGCTCTGCAGGAGTATTTACCTTTGGTATAGATAAATTATAATCAGGTATAGGTGCGTTATTTAAAGGCGTGTTTTCTTTGTAATCTGCTTGTGTAGAATTTTTTGAAACTGGTTCTGGTTCTGCTGCATTGGATGAAATATCTTTACCGAAATGACGTGGGAAAAAGTTACTATTTGCTCTTTCTTGTTTAGCCTTTTCCTTTTCTATATCTTTTTCATCTTTTACATATTTAAAGCCTTTATCTGACGGTAGCGAATCATCATTCCAGTCTGTATAAGGACTATTAGGACATACAGGAGTTACTATTTGAGTTTTTAAAATATAATCGCTTTGTGCTACATCCGCGAAACCATTATAATCATCTCTCACCGTTGAATAACAACCAGGGGCGCGATTGTTATCTCCGCAATCTGGTACTTCTTCAAAGCCCTCTAAATAAAAAGATTTATACGTTACAAAAACAATAGATATTACTAATAATACAACAAATACTTTAGTTATATTTTTCATTTATATAAAATGATAAAATATTATATTAAAATTGCGCGTCATCGGCGCAAATTGCAATCCAATTAAAACCAAAATCTGTATCTCCGCTAGAAAATCTATACCCCGGTTCTGCAGCACCAGATCTTTGTGAAAAATTAAATCCATTACGACCTACATTATATACTTGAATTGTTATATAAAAATTTCCACCATCCTGAGTATTCCACTCACGATTTGATTTTGTCGTTGTTACAACAACAAAATTACCATTAAAAGGTGGATTAAAATTAACACGCCCTTTCCTTCCTGCAACCCAGCCAATACGGATTCCCTTAATGTTGGATGAATTATTTATTTTTAAACTATCCGTAGTTGCATTTTCTTTCACAATCAAATTTTTCACGGTTGCATTTTCATTCACATTTAAACTATTTGATGTAGCATTTCCATTTACATTTAAACTATTTGATGTAGCATTACCAAATACAGTTAAATCGTCCCACATTTTAACCTTTCTAGGAACTTGTCCGCCTCCTACAATGCATAGAGAGTCATCAAAACCATATGACCCGTAAGAAATTTTACCTGCATTTCCTTCCTTATTCTGTCCAACCCCAAAATGCATTGGAACATGTTTCGGCATTTTTATTTCTCCATTATCATATACATTTAAACTATTTGTATTCAAACTATTAATATAAGCCTCGCTATTTACATTTAACGTATTTGTAGTAGTATTATTACCAGTGTTTAAATTAGACGCTACGGATAAATCATCCCATATTTTAACCTTTCTAGGAATTTGTCCTCCTCCTACAATAGATAGAGTGTCATTTAAACCCCACGACCCATAAGAAATTTTACCTGCATCTACTTGTTTATTGGTTTCAAACCCAAAATGTACTGGAACATTATTTGGAATTTTTATTTCTTGATTTAAAGTTGTAGTACCATTTACAAGTAATGGACCTCTTATATCTGCGTTTTGTTTTACATTTAATGCACCTTCCACATTTGTATTGTTCATTAAATTCAAATTAGTATTTGATTTAATTTGCTCCGGAACAATTATTGTTTTGCTTTCATCTACACCTGGTGTAGTTGACCTATTATTAGAAAAGGAAATAGGCATTACATAATTGTCAATATTGTCAACTCCTTCCCTTATTTTTTTAAAATAAAAACTCCATATGATTGACATAAAAAAGATACATATAACAATAATAAGAGCGTCATTCATTTATATCAAATGAGAAATTATTTACACATTTTTACATTTCAAACGCCGATTTTTACTTAATTTAACTCGGTAATATACCATTATTAAAATCAGTTTTATCAAACAAATCAATATCATTAATATCTTCACCCTCATACTCATCCTTATCATTAACAATTTTACATACATCAGAACCTATTTCACAACAATTACAACTGCTATTACATTCACAATTTATACTATGATAATATTCCTTACATTTAGGACATTTTGCTATAAACCATCTTAATTTATATTTATCAAAGACAACATCATTATTATATATTTCAAATTGTGATTTTGTTAAATTGGGAAAATTGGAACAATTATATATTATTCTAGGACTATTATCTGCCTTATAAGCAATAATTTGTGTTTTAACATGCTTTTCATTAATCACGCATTCTAAACACGGAAATGCAATATTATTACATTTTTTACAATAATAACTAAAATATCTTAATTCGTCGTCGCAAATATCACAATAATATTTTCTATCATATATGGTGCCAGATGCTTCAGCAACTTGTATTAATTTAATAATGCTCATTGTTCTTGTATTTGGTATTGTAGTGTAAAATTGATTTATAAAAACTATTTCAATTTTATTAAAAAATAATTTTTATATGGTTTAGAACTATGTAAAAATCGGCGTTTGTAATGAGAAATTATTTAATATATACATAAATAAATGAAAGATACTCATAAAATAAAAACTGCGATTAAATTATTAAGGGAAATTGATGCTGAAAGCAAAAATAACTATTTTACAATAAACAAAACGAAATACTTTGTAAATAAAAATCTTCTCTTCAAGAATGGAGTACAAGTTGGTTCTATAAAGAACGGGGTCATTATATTCAATAAGCCATTAATTAAGTCCAGAAAGGCTACCATGACTAAAGGTACGCGAAGGTTTAGATCAACCTTTAACCCTGTAAATAAAAGTATTTCAAATACAATGCGTATAAAACCTGTAGTTAACGGGTCTGTTCCAACCTATAATCCTTTGATGAGTAACTTTTCTGAGCCTATGGAAGAACCTGAACCTGTTCCTATGGAAGAACCTGTTCCTACGGAAGAAATGGAAGAACCTGTAGAACCGGAAAAAACTGTAGAACCTGAAGAACCCTTTGATGAACACAAGGAACTTTAAGCAGAACACATTACACAATCATTTTTTTCAGGAATAATAGTGAATTGTTGTGCCTGATGTTTTGCTTTCCTACGCAAATAATACATTCCCGTTTTAAGACCACACTTCCACGAATAAATATGCATTGAAGTAAGAATCTTATAATTAGGTTCTTCTATCCAAAGATTCATAGATTGACTTTGACAAATAAATGCACCTCGTTCCTTCGCCATATCTATGATATGTTTCATTGGAATTTCCCATACAATTTTATACTTTCTTTTAATAGAATCAGGAATCTCTGCAATGTGTTGTACGGACCCTTTGTGTTCAATAATCCTATCTTTTATTTTAACATTCCAAATATTTAAATCAACCAGTTCTTTCATTAAATACTTATTGATTACCATAAATTCGCCTGCAAGAGTTCTACGCGTATAAATATTACTTGTAAATGGTTCAAAACATTCATTATTCCCAAGAATTTGGCTTGTAGATGCGGTAGGCATTGGAGCAATGCACAAAGAATTTTGAACACCGTTAACCATAATCTTGTCTCGTAACTCGGACCAGTCATACCTGCACGGTTTTACATTCCATAAATCAAACTGAAACTCTCCGCGAGATAAAGGAGAGTTAGCAAAGGTTTCATACGGGCCTTTGCTACAAGCCAGTTCCATACTTTGTTCCATAGATGCGTGATACATTGTCTCAAAAATATCTTGGTTCAAAACCCTTGCTTCATCTGATTCAAAAGGAATATCCATTAAAGCAAACGCGTCTGCTAAACCTTGTACGCCAATCCCAATCGGTCTATTTCTAAAATTACTTACACGCGTTTTATCGCTTGGATAAAAATTAATATCAATTAAATTATTCAAATTCACAGTAACCTGTTTTACAACTCTATGTAGTTTATCAAAATCAAATACCTTGTCTGATACCATGGAAGAAAGTGACACGCTTGCTAAATTACAAACTGCGGTTTCTTTTGTGTCGCTGTATTCTACAATTTCACAGCATAAATTAGAGGATTTAATTGTTCCCAGATTTTTTTGATTTGATTTTTTATTACAAGCATCTTTATAAAGCATATACGGCGTCCCCGTTTCCATCTGACTATCCAAAATACGAAACCATAGTTCGCGTGCATTCACTTTTTTAATATACATATTTTTTGAAACATAGTCTTCATATAAGGTACGAAACTCTTCGCCATATACATCTGATAGACCCTTTGAAATATTAGGACACATTAAATACCATTCCTTATTATTTTCTACTTTTTCCATAAATAAATCAGGAATCCATAAGGCATAAAACAGGTCACGAGCACGCATTTCTTCATCGCCTTGATTCTTTTTCATATCCAAAAAAGCTTCAATGTCTCCGTGCCACGGCTCCAAATAGATTGCAAAACTACCATTACGTTTTCCACCGCCTTGGTCTACATATCTTGCCGTATTGTTAAAAACCCTTAACATTGGAACAATCCCATTTGACTTTCCATTTGTTCCGTTGATACTACTACCTTCTGCGCGAATGTTATGAATATGAAGACCAATACCGCCAGCCCACTTAGAAATATTTGCACACTCCTTTAGTGTATTAAAAATACCATCAATGCTATCATCCTCCATAGACAAGAGAAAGCACGAACTAAGTTGCGGTCTTGAAATACCCGAGTTAAAGAGCGTTGGTGTTGCGTGTATATATTCCTTTAGACTAAGACTATCATAGGTCAACCTTACCTGTTCTAGGTCTTCGCCGTGAATTTGGATAGCAACTCTTAGCCACATATGCTGTATTCGCTCAACCACTTTATTTTGATAACGAATCAAGTAGGCGCGTTCCAATGTTTTAAATCCAAAATAATCAATCAAATAATCTCTTGAATGGACCAATATACTTTCAAAAAATTCCATATGTTTCATTGCAATTGTATAATACTTTTCAGATATATAGTTTGGAGTCAAACAAATGGTATTCATATAGTTTAAAAAGGATTCATTCACTTCTTTTTGGTGATTTGAAATAATAAGTCTACTTGCGAGGGTGGAATAATCATAATGATGTACTCCGAGAGATGCACACTGTTCGCAAATAAGTTCATCAATTTTACTGGTTGGAATATTGTTATAAAGTTGGTCCATAATTTTCATTACCAAATCGCTATACGCGATAGATAGGTCATTTGAACCCACCTGCTTGATTCGTTGAACAATTTTATTATAAGACAAAACTTCTGGTTCGCCGTTGCGTTTCAATACAAACATAGAGATGTCCATTCTAATATATATTTTGTTTATCATTTATATTAATTATAAAATCATTGTATTATAAATACTTATAGTATATGTGTTGGAATTCCGAAGTGTCTCTGAATACCTTTCTTTTTAGTTTATTTACATTATGTCTTGTTTATTATAACAATGAATACACAAGATATAAAATACCCATTTTTGATAACAAATGGCTATATATCTTTTTAATTTTGACTTTTACTATGCAATTAATTGAATTCTTTATTTGGAAAAATTTAAAAAATAACTATAATCAGTTTTTTACAAAATGTGCATTTATTTTAATCTATTTACAGCCTGTTGCGTCATTAATGTTATTAAGTAATTTAACCATAAGAAATAGTTTATTAATACCGTATATTATTTTTGGTATTCCCTATCTTACAAATGTTGTTTCAAGTAATAAAATTAATACGACCGTATCTAAAACGGGACACTTAGTATGGAACAATTTTAATATTATGGTAAATGGTGTTAAAATAAACAAATATTTATTTTTTGTATGGTTATTTTTATTATTATTTAGTTTTTTATATGAACAAAGATGGTATTATTTATTATTTGCGATTGTAACATTATCCATATTTCTTTATAAAGAAATGAATACTGCAAGTTCTATGTGGTGTTGGTTTGTAAATATATTTTTTATTTATCTATTATCATACATGTTATTTTATCTACCTTTTTGCGAAAGAAAAACATTATGCTAATAATTGAATTCAAAATATATCCTATTTACATTGTAAATGGAAGGCTACGTTTATTGTTTTTCAAACAAATCTTTAGGGCTTAAAATCGGGTCATCAAATGTTTCTCCTCAAGAATTATTGATTGAACTTAATATAGATTCGGAGGAACCCTTTGTATTAGAACTATCCAAAAATGTATTTGATTACAAGAAAAAAGAGCAGATGCTTATTAATCTTTTGAGTTCCTTCAAAAACGGAGACTATTACGATATTGAAGTTGACAAAATAGAAACCTTGTTTGATTTATTTGATGAAGTTTCTTTTGTAAACAGCATTATCAAAGAGGATGATTTTAAACGAATCCAATCTCAAATGAGGAAGAGAAAGAAATTATCGGATTATTTTGAAGACGGGCAGATGATTCGGCACGTTGCATTAGACCACGAATGGTCTGCAGAATATAACAAAGAATTTGACGGGATTTATTATAATAATTGTATTTTAACCTTAAAGCAGTTTGTATCCTCTCACTGCGAAAGCCTCGGCAAAAAAACGCCGACAAATATTTGGAAATCTTGCGAGTATTTGAAAGATGGTCATTGGATATCATTTCATTTAAAAGTTCCCTTATAATAAAACAAGACATTGACATTCCGTATCTTTATTTTTTTTATCACGTGACCTTTTTTTAGGCGCTCTCTTTACAAAATCACCCGAGAGACGTTCTTCTAAAATAGTATTCCATATTTGTTGTAGTTGCGGAATAGATTGTTTAAACCATTCGCGCTGTCTTTTCACTAAGATACACGAATACACGTCCAATTTCCAGTATATATTTTTAACCCAAATAAGCGATTCGTCCAACATTGATTTTTCAATCCATTCATTTTTAAGTTCATCAGTTGTTCCGAGCATTTCAAAAGGCATATATTTATAAAAGAAGTCGGCATCCTTTATAAATACAATAATAATTCCACGTACATTTTCAGAGGTATCATTGAAATATTCGTGTTCTGTTTCGTACTCTATAAATTTTGTCTCAATAAAATCACACTCGTCTAGGTCGCATACTTCCATCTGAATCTGCATTTGAATATAATAATCTTTTTTGGGTATACCACTAATTTCTCTTGAGACAACATTTTTAATTTCAATCATTCTTCCATAGTTATTAATACCTGTTACAATACCATCAGGAGAAGCCGCCAAAAATGGATAAGTCGGATGAGGAATGCAACCAAAATCACTTATTTGAGTATTGTTACGCTGCTCGTATAGTCTTGCAGTTAAAGGCTCATATTTATGCCCCCAACTCATAGGAGTTTCATTTAAAGATGTGAATTTTTCACGATTAATAGGCTGACATTTTTCAAAGATTAATTGATTCTGAGTTGATTGCGTACCGAGTGCTTTCCACGCATTACTTGCTGTAATATGTTCGTTGCGAAACTGATACCATTCTTCGGTTCGTTGAGCAGGCTGATACACAGACAATAAAGCATTTATTTTTTCATTAGGTCCGGAACAATACAAATGAGTTTCTTCACTTCGTAAAGGAAGGATGGGCTCTATTTCTTCCAGTGTAATAAGAGGGAACGTTTTTTTGACATCAAGTAAAATAAGTTCCTTGTATTTAGGTTCAGTTATATGTTTAGGGATTAAAGTTGAAATAAGTTCTTCTAAGACATTGGATTCTAAGACAATGGTGTCCATTATTTAGTAATACATAATATTATTATATCCTTATTCAATTATAATTTTTTTAGGTTCTGGTTCCTTCTTATTCTTCTTAACCGTTTTATTTTGCTTCTCTATAGAAATTAAAAACTTACGCGTAGATGCGTTAAAGATTAGACCTGAAATCTTTTCAATTGTTCTTTCCTCTCTATTATAAGTAATGTCATTGTTTTTACTCAATCTTTTTGTCTCTAAAAGTGTAACAAAAAATCTAAAGGTGGTTGCTTGTTCTGTTTCGTCTAATGCATACTGAGGAGTTAAATTCTTATCTATAAAATCCCTAATCTTCTTATGCTTCTCAGTTTTTGATAATTTAGACCAAACTGCCTTTCTATTTTCCTCCATATCATTGTTCAAAAAAATATCTAGTGATTCCTCCGACGTTTCTTGCTTATTACTATCAATATTATTTCCTGTTAATATCAACGTCCGATATTTTAAACTGTTGTATTCCTTACATTCATTTGACATTATACTATTTAAAGTTTTATATCTATACTTATTTTGTAATATATTTTATATGAAACAAATTGTAATCTCTGATAATAATAAAAAAAATATTTTAAATATAGATTTTGACCATCTACAATCTTTAAAAATAGAGGACGAACATACCCCAATCATTTTACGTGAAATAAAAAAGAAATATCTATCTTACAAAGGTCAAGACAAACTAAAACATAAATTTGATAAAGAACAACACATTACATTTGATGAACTGATTGAAAAGTTGATTGAATGCGATTTGAAATGTTATTATTGCAAAAAGGAAATGCTTCTTTTATATAATAAAAAAAGAGAGAAGAATCAATGGTCTCTAGAGCGTTTCAATAATAACATCGGTCATTATAAAGAAAATACCTGTATTTCTTGTCTAGGTTGTAATCTTGGCAGAAGAACAGACAATCACGAATATTATAAAAAAGGTAAACAATTGATTTTAATAAAAGAGTAAAGTTATTTAAAAATATAAGTTCAGTAATAAAAAATGGATTCGCAAAATGACCTATTACTCCATAAATTAACGGAGTTTTACAATAAAGAAAACAATCTTGATAAAATGTTGAAAATCATAAACGGTGAATCTCGTATCTCTCTCAGAATTGTAGATTGGTTTTCTACCAATTACGCTAAAAAAAATGTAACCACTTATGATACGGATATCTGTCAAAGATTCAAGGTTTATAATGATTATAAGTTGAAACTGAAGGCGTATTCAAAGCGACGTTTTGACCCCTTTTGTAGATGGGACAGAATCAAGATGCCTTTTGGAAATAAAGAATACAGTATTGAGACAACGATAGGTCAACTTAACTTTTTTAAATGGGCTATTGAAAACAAGATTATACGGTATATTGAAGAAAATTATCTCGTCATTGAACAAGATATGAATTTAAACAATAGTGTCTCAAAAAATAAAAAGCATAACGACTCCTTGGAAAACATAAAGACTTCCCGTAAGAGACGCGAGGAACTATCTGTTTCCGCAGGAAAATGTCTTAAAAAAGAAAGTATAGATATTGTTATTAAATTCGTATAGTTTAATGTAATATCCAATATAGATATTATAATGGGGCAAGTATACTCTAATTTCACACATATTAATTATCAAGAGTTACAGAGTAAGATTGGTACAACCCTTATTTTATTAAATACCTTATCTGAAGACGAGCAAAAATATTTAATTAAAGGAACCCTAAATGCCGTCTATGAAATGGGTATAATGAATGACCATTTAAAAAAAAACAAAAACATTGAAATTATTATTTACGGAAAAGACCATTATGATACATCAGTTATCAAAAAATACAATCAATTGAAAAAGTTGGGATTTAAAAATGTGTCCATTTACTTTGGCGGGTTGTTTGAATGGGCTTTATTACAAGAAATATACGGTTCTTCAAATTTTCAAACAGATGGACAAATAAAAGACCCTTTGCAAATAAGTAAATATAAAAATTGAATTAGAAAAATACCAAGTATTTAAATGTATCAAAATGGATTTCACTCAGACTAAGTTGACTCGTTACGAATGGGAAAGCATGGAACAGGCGGTTGATGCGAAAGAAATAGAAATTTTAAAAATGATATATAATGGAATAGATAATACAGATATTGATTGCCGTTTATTTTCAACAATACATCAAATCTTAAAATTAGACCATCCCGATAAAGATTATCACATTTATGTGACAATGTTTAAAACGGAGGTTGATTCTCTTATAAAAAAATATAACTATAAAAAGGTTGAGTATGTTACACCCAAGAAGCCTCTTAACAGTGCAGACAAGATTCGTCTCAAGTCAGGTCATAAAAACGCCGACGAATCTATTGAATCTCTTGTGCTAACTCTTATTACCAAGTTTGGAAAATCAGCCAAGTCTCGCGAATTATATTACTATAATGTTCAGTACCTTTCTTCCATATACACTTTAAATTCTATCATTCAATCCTTTGTTACAGACTTTCTTTCTATGTTTGAGTCTACTATGAATATAAATATGTTTATTACAAATACTCACAAATATATTGAAAACAATGACATATTTCGGTTTAAACCTCTTGGTCTTTACGTTCATCAAAAAGATATTTATAATATGATGAATAAAGAGGGTCCCAAGTTGATTTGTTATCGTGCGCCAACCAGTTCCGGTAAAACATTGACTCCTATTGGTATTTCTAAAAAGTTCAAGGTTATCTTCATCTGTGCCTCAAGACATATCGGTTTAAGTTTAGCCAAGAGTGCAGTAAACGTGGGTGTAAAGGTAGGGTTCTCCTTTGGGTGCACGACATCAGACGATGTTCGTCTACACTACTCTTCTATAAGAACGTTTACAGAAAAGTTTGGGAAAAAACGACCTGTTCACAGCGACGGACGAAACGTTGAATTAATGATTTGCGATATTCAATCTTATGAGGTTGCAATGTTGTATATGGAATCCTTCTTTGAAATGGATAAAATTGTTCTCTTCTGGGACGAGCCAACCATCTCTATGGATTACGATACTCATTTACTACACGATGACATTAGCCATATCTGGAAAATAAATAAGGTTTCTACAATTATTCTTTCATCTGCAACTCTTCCAAATGAAGCGGAACTTCAACCGCTCTTTGAAAAATACACAGCCAAGCATTCTGGAACTATTCACTATCTTGAAAGTTTGGACGAGACAACGAACATAACTTTGTTAGATAGTAATGGGTCCATTGTAATGCCACATACCGTATTTACAGAGACGGAAGGAATGCAATCCTTTATCACAGAGTACGGAAAAAGTCATATGAAGTTTCTTAGTTTAGAAGAGTGTGCATCCTTTATTATGTTCTTTGCCAATAAGTTTGATATTATTATGACCGAGTTACATAATGAGTTTCCTAATCTGAAAAAGATTACTTCGCAGAGCATACGAATGTTTTATTATAAAGTAAATGAACTCTTGCCTGATTGGTATACAAACGTAAAGAGTTTTATGAAAACGCGTAATAAAAAATTAAATGTGGGGAACTTGGTTGTAACCGAATCTAGCCATACGCTTACTCACGGACCTACCATCTATTTGTGTGAGAATCCGTCTACTTGGATTGACTACTTTGTTTCAAACAGCGGGATTCTTGCAAGCACGATGATTGACATTGAAAAAAAGATTCAGTTCAACAATGATGTCGCAGAAAAAATGTCAAAGGTACGAAAACTCATTGAAGACAAGACCGCAAAAGATGAGGAGAATGAAAATAAAATGAAAGACCAAAGGTTTGATGCAGCGACAAAGACGCTTATTAGCGAACTGGATACTCTTGAGAGGTCTATCAAAAAGATACAGTTCAATCACGTCTACATTCCGAATACTCGCGAACACTTTTCCAAATGGACTAGGGATTTAGAGTACGATAATATTTGTCCGTTTATTAGTGACGTAGACGATTCATATGTTAAAAAAATAATGAAACTGGAAGTAGATATGAATTATAAGATTCTCATCCTACTGGGTGTAGGAATATTTAATCCAAACTCTGGAGACTATAATGATATTATGAAAGAACTGTCTGAACAAAAAAAGTTGGGTGTTATTATTGCGGGTAGCGACTATATCTACGGTACAAATTATCAATTCAGTCACGCATACATTGCAGAGGATTTACTGAAAATGACGCGAGAGAAAATCATCCAAGCAATCGGGCGTGTAGGTAGGAAGGAACAAAATAAGACATTTACTTTTAGATTCCGAGAGAATGAGTTAATTCCGCGACTATTTATGAAAGGAAATACACTAGAATCAGATAATATGAATAAATTGTTTATGTAATATGTTTATGTAATATGTTATCTAATAAAATAACTTAAATATTAAATATATTTTTTTTAAATGAGTGTGTCACCCTTCATAACTTCAACTAATTCAATGCACAACGAAGTGTTTATTTATATGATTACGGTAGAAGATACCTTACCAACTCCCCTGCAGTTTATTTTTACTCTTGAAGAAATGCGTGAAAATTTGGAATTACGAAAACAAGAAAGGGTCAAGTTTGCCTTTATTATGGATGTCAGAAAACTTGGAATGTTGAGTATCTCTAATCTTCAAGAGTTTGTTAAAATGCTTGAGAGTTACAGCGATTTGTTTGAAGAATGTCTTGTTGCAACCTCTATTTTTACAACAGAAAATTCTATTCTAGGGTTTTTATTTAGCATTGTAAAAAAGTTTTATAATACAAAAAAACCACTTAAGTTTGTCTATACGATTGAGGATGCTTATACACACATTGATGAATTTAATGGGCTTGTTATTCCAAATAATTAATCTCTGGAGGAGTAAAAGGGATATCTATCGGTTGAGATATAATGACATTATTATCTATATGAATTGATTCTTTTTGTTTAGACTCATTGGGTTTAGAGTCATTGAGTTTAGACTCATTGGATTCATTAGGTTCCTCTTTTTCTAATTCACAAAAGGAACCATGGCATAAATCAAACGAGAACTCCATACATTAAAAAAGTAAAATGTAAAATGTTAAGATATAAAACAAAAGAAATTTCGGTAGAAATGGAATCAGTTGTTTTATATTTACAAATTGTAAATGTACCACTCAGGCTTGGTACGCTTCTTCTTCCAAGAAGCAATTTTTTGTTTTTCAGGTGACATATAATAGTTACGATAGGCTTGAATAGGGTCTTCTCCCTTGTACTCGTCGGGCATTGCAAGTGCAAACATTGTTAAACCGGAGTCTGGAAAGTTGGTCGGAATATTCTCCCTGAGGATTAAAGCAACCAAATAGGATTTATGGACCTTTGTCTCGGGATGTCCGTATCGGAATTTCCATTCTTTATGAAGTTCATCAATCAGGTCAAGAACCCAAACGAAGTTTTCCCGCGATGCTCGGCACCAAATTGTTACGGGGTGATTTTTATGTGCTAGTTTATAAATTTTATCATTTATCTTATCATCAGGGTCTAAAACCCTTTTAGCTGAACACAACATTTGGACGGCTTCCAATAATATTTTTGCAACGTGCTTGTCCATCATATATTCTGCAATTTCGCGTTGAATGAGAGACAAGATAAACAGGTTCATCTTCACCTTTTCCTTTTACTTTTTAACTAATAAGTTATTTAAAAAGTAAATTCAATTTTTATACCAAAAGTTTTATACCGATATATATTTCATATGTCTCCCATCACTATAGATGTGCATTTCACCCAATTTAAGGTCAGGGTCATAATCATTATACTTTTGAAAATACTCTGTCTTTATAAGGTTTTCCATTTTTAAAGCTGCATCATTTACATTACAAATTGATTTGCTATTTTTTAACTTAAGTTCGGGTGTTCCATATTCCGTCTTATATATAGTAGAATTTATAAGGTTATTTAAATCACTGTTATAATCAGGCTTAAAATACTTTAGGAGATTTAACAGTCTTAAATCGTGAGACATATTACGTTTTTGCGAAGAGTTGTAATTCAATGATGATGGCTCCAACCAACCAAAACCTTTTCCTTTTCCACAATCTTTACAATTTGAATCAAATTCACTATCGCATAATTCTCCGTATATATCCCTGGGATTATAACCAGTTTCGTCTTTAAAGAAGCAACGTCCATAATCTATAATTTTAACAATATAACCAGAATTAAATTTTACGACACGGTCAGGATAATGATAATGATACTCTATATGCTTTCTTTTTACAGGTTCGTACAACATAACATTACTATAGTGTAAATCATAATGAGTAAAAACTTCGCATAGCATAGATAAAGGAGCGTATATCTGGTACAAGATATATAATAATTCAAAATTCATAAAATTTGTGTATTGTGAATTTAAACTCATAAGAGTATCTTTTAATGTTTTACTTTCCTTTATATTTTCTATTAAAATTGATATTGATAAAGGCTTTTCACAAGAGATTATTAAATTTTCAATATTTATATCTATTTTTTTATAATGGTTAATATCCTTTCCTATTGCATTGAGATTTTCATTACGAAACAGTCCATAAGTTTCTAAAAAGCACGGAAATCTCAATTTTTGTTTATTGATAAACATACCCACTATTGCTTCATAATTTAAGTTGTCTGCAGATTCTTTATTTGATGTTTTAAATATTGCGTTTGCTAAATATTTATCCTTTTCATAAGTAAGTAATTGAACTGTTCCATTAGAAGAACTACCAACCACCTTTGGTGGTTTAGATAATAAATTAAAGTCAAAATCATCAAAAAAATTTCTTATCTTTTTGCATTCCTTTCCAAATGCAATACACACGTTTGAATCTGAACAGATTGTATTTAAAAATCTTAATTGTATCTTGCTACGATGTGTTTTCATAAATTTCTTTATTGTTCTACCTGCTGTTTTTCTCTTAAAATTATATAGTTTTAAGCTCCTGGAACCTTTGGAATTTACTGAATTAGAACGCAATTGAGGCGATGTCTCTTCTTTGATAGGAGACAACCTTTTTTCAATAGATGAAGGATGAGTCTTTCGTGTACCTGATTTTTTGCTTTTTGTGTGCATATAAATATAGACATATAATAATGACTAGAAAGGGTAGAAAATGGAGCACAAAATACAAAAGAAGTATTAACTGTAAGAGACCCAAAGGAT